GAACTTCATTTTGCTTTTCTTGCGCCTTGCGCTCCTCGTCTCTGCGGATCTGTTCGATGACCCGATCGCCAAGGCGAAGATCGTCTTTCGGCGGAAGACCCTTAATGCCTGGCGCTTCTGCCTCTGGTGTTGCTGGGGCAGCAGGCGCGGCTGGCTTGGCAGGCTCAAGAATGCGCGTGTCATAGATGATCGCGCTCTTGTTTACGTCAAACTTTCGCTCTTCGCCTGTCTTAAGATTACGAACGGTGAGCGTCAGCTTCTTGTTTTGTCCAGCCTTCTGACTGATACCGATGATCTCGTCAACTGGCTGCATCTCAAAGCCAGGCTTTTCTTTTCTGTTCTGCTTAAGCTGCTTTTCTCCAAGTTGGTTTGGATAGTACTTTGGAAGAAGGTCGCCCTTCTTGAGATACTCGACAGGGACGTCGCCTTTTCGGTATGAAGCTTCTGGTGCTGCTGCTGGTGCTGCTGGCGCGCCCTGCGCTTCTTCAATCGCCTTCTTGTACTTGTCTTGATCGGCGAGAATAGCGCGGCTTGCATCAGCCCACGAACTGTAGTCTTCAAAGTCGCCCTTGTCTTGCACATCAGGACTTGTGCGGTACACTTTAAGAAGATTTCCACCTTCTTCTTTTGGTGTCACTGTCACCATGTAGCCGTCTTCGCTCTCGTAGTCCTTTGTGACTACTCCACCGGCGCTAGTTTCTCCAGTGTTTGTCCAGCCTGACGGCGCGTCCTTTCGTGTCGCCTTTACTGTGTTCTCGTCAACAAACACGTCGTCAGCAACTTCTACCTTGCCCTTTGGAAGATTCTTTACAGCATCGTCGCTAAGAATCGCTCGAACAGCTTCACCCTTTGAAGCAGGTACGGTGTAGATGCCATCAGGGAAGTCTGGATTGCCACTAACCTCAAGTTCGATGTCATCGTCGTTGTTCGGCGACGCGCCAACAACTCGTCCAGACAACTTAGAAAACAGTCCGTCAAGTCCACGGATGTTGAGCGAGAAGCCTCCGCCCATTTCGGCAAATCGTCCACGGCGGTCGCGACGCTGCAACTGCGCACGCAGTCGACGAGCAAACTCTGAGTTTCCACCAAGGCCGATCACCGCGATGATTGGCGTAACCTGAAGAGCAGCATCAACTCGCAGTTCTTGCGGAATCGCACCTGCTGGAAGAGCACTGATACGCGCGAACGCGTGACGTGCTTCAATTGAACCAGGTTCTTGCGAGTAAGCAGAAGCGATAAGGCTACGAACGTCGTCACTGATCCGTGGATCAGCAGCGAGCCATCGTGACTGCGCCGCGCGTACTGAAAACTCAGTCATCGCGGACGAACGAGAAGACATTGGGTGAGAAACTGGCAGAAGATCTGTGTGAGCAAGACGGTCAGAAGGAGAAGGCTTGCCGTTCTTCGCGAGGTTAATGAACGAGTTGACAGCGCGAATAGCAGCGAACACGCGGGCTGCTGGCTTGTTCATCGCTGAAGTGTCACGCAGTGATCGAGCCGCAACTTCAACTGCAGCATATGGAGTAATTCTGCGCTCGGTCTGCAACTCCGAGTTCGCGCGAACTACCAGGTCCATGACCTGGACCTTCAGCGCCTTTGCATATTTCTCAGGCAGGTTTGCGAACGTGTAACTGGAAACGTTCTTACGCGAAGTCTTCTTTGGCTTAGCCACCTTAATCTGCCTTCCTCGGGAGTAGATCTGCGTCTCTGCTGCGGTACAGGCTCACTGCAAGTTCACGAGCGCGGTTGTACGGATTATCTCCATTTTCAACTGCGCGCAGCCATGCTGTTCGAAGAGCTGGAATGATTTCATATCCTTGATCAGAAAATTCTGCAAACGCGAAAATCGCTTCTTCAGGGCTGCTGTAGTCGTGCTCGTCAAGAATCTCTACGTCAAGAGCACCAGACGCTGTGACAGTCATACCAGCCTCTCGTGACGATCGCGGATGCGAAGCGGGAAGAAGATCGTTGTCCTGCTTGTAGTTCGCGTTTGCTGGACGACCAGACTTCAACAAACGAAGATACGCGTTAACACGTGCCATCGCCCACTGATCACGAGTCTTACCTGGACGATGCGATGAAGAGTACGCGCCAGCACCGCGACGATAGACAGCCTTAAGTTGAGCCATCGTCGTCTTGCGACCGTTCGGAGCGTTCTTGTTGTGCTCTTCCATCTTGTTACGAAGCGCGGTCTCTGTCTTCGCGGAGAACGTAATCTTCTTGCCTCCAGAAGCAGAGCCCTTTGGATTCTTCTTTGATCCGTAGATGCGATCTTTCTTTGGTGCCGGCTTTGACGCAGCGGCAAGAATCATCATGTCTGACTTGCATCCGCATTGGCACGAGTCGTCGCACTGGCAGTAGCCGCCAATGCACGAGCATCCCTCTGCAGTGCAGTACGGGCAATCTGAAGAGACTGCTACAGGCTCAGTTTGCACTGGCTCTGCTTCAACCACGATTACTGGTTCTGCTGTCACAGTTGGATATCCAGCGTCAGCATTGCTCAGTTTGCGAGGACGCTGCGAGCCGACGATAGACCGAAGCTGCCAAGACCACTTTTTGTGCATGTCGTCACGACCAGCGAGGAAGTCTGCAATACCCTGCTCGTTCGCTGCGTTAGCGTACGAGAACGACTCGTTGATCTGAGCAATGAGAATCTCGTTGGCGTCAAGAAGATCTGCGCACATCTGTATTGGATCACTCAACATTGACTGACCGTCAGCGATCTTTGTCATCGACAAGAACTCAGTAAATGAGGCTGGTGCGTCATATCCCATCTTGAGGATGTTTTCAGCAGTCGGGTCGATCATTCCATCGACATCGTCGTAGATCTCTTGAAACAGCTCGTGATACTCAGAGAAGTCTGGGCCTTTCACGTTCCAGTGAAAACCAGCAACCTTGACAAGAAAAACGTATGCCGTACTAAGCGTGCGGCCAAGACTGACTGCAAGCTCTGCCTTTCCTGGCTGATCTCCCATCATGTAGTGTCCCATAACTTCTCCTATACCTGTGCTTCTGGAGTTCCTGTTTCAGTTGGCTCAGTTGGCGCGGCTGGTGATGCTTCGCCTCCCTGAAGAATTTGCTGAAGCTCGGGCGGCACTGGCGCGACGCTCTCTGCTTGCTGCGCTTGACGCGCCGAGTCCATAACATCAGGCGCGATTGCAGTCAGCACTGCCTGAGTAAGTTCTGGCGAGATAACGCCCTTGTCGATGATCATACGCAACGCAACTTCCTTTGCAGTTGGCGCGTCGGCTTCAGCAAATCCGTGAGCACGACGCCACGTATCGTAGGAAATTGCACCGCGGTCAAATCCAGCGTCAGCGTCTGCTGCGCGGTCGTTACGCGTAGATACCTGCGATGGGTCGTACCACGTGACGATGCGTGCAACCTCTGTTGGATCAAATCCAGCAGCGATCAAATACGGACGCAAGTACACGACTGTCAGCGCGTCAGCGATGAGCAGCATCAGCGGCTCGATGTGAGCCTTGTACAGCGACTCGTCAATCTGAAGCGCGTTGCTATACTTCACGTTTGCCATGCCAGTGACGACGTCCTTTGGAACGTCAACACCCTGAAGAATTCGCTCAAGCACGCGGTCAGCGCGCTGCGCAAGTGCTGGGTCGAATGAGCGCTCAAACTTGAACTGCTTGATCTTGTCACCAAGTTCAGCAGGTCCACGAATGATCAAAGGAACAACAGCGCTCGCTGAGTCCTCATCACGAATTGGCGTCGTCATCGCGTCGATGAGCTGATCCTCGAACTCGTCCTGCGACTCCTCTGGAGTTTGCATTGGTTCGAAGTCAGAGTTCGTGTCGTATGGATAGTCGGGTTCAGCGTTCGCAGCGACGCTAAGTCCGTCCGGCAAGTACAGGGCACCAGCGTTCAGTCGGGAACGCGCCGTCGCACGGAACGTGCGATTCAATAGCAGCAACTCTGCGCACAGATCGAGCAAGCCACGCAAACTCGAATCTGCTTCATCGCTGTATCGTGGGTGCGCGCGCCAGATACGACCGACGAACGCATTCTTTGGAAGAGTGATTCCACCCTTCTTCGTACTTCCAGTGCCTGTGCCAGCAAGTTCGCGACGCGGCGCGATCGTGTAGTCACCGCGCTGGCTGACAGCAACTTCGTCAACGGAGCGAATATCCCATGACTCTGGAAGTCCATGTCCTGGGCGAGCTGGCATCTGCACAAGATAGCACTCGCCTGCAACACTGAGGTTCAGCGCTGCATCGCGCAGCATTCCAGCCTGGCCGCCGTAGGCGGAGTCAAGACGTGCAAGAGCGCGTTCAGCAGCCGCGGCAAGTCGTGCATCGATATTTGATGCGCCACGAACGTTAACCGGCGTCTCTGCTGGGTTTTCAACAACTGCCGCGTGCAGACGAATTCGTGAAACAACGCTTGCAACAAGATTGAAAGCGTACTTAATCTCGCCGATGGCGTCGTAGTACTCCCAAGCTTCTGTTTGCCACTGGCTAGACGCTGCCATTCGGCGCGACTTGAACATCTCGGCTTCGCCGCGATCGTTCATCTTCACTTGAACTGCGGCAGCCGTCAACGCTCGAGGAGTGTTGTATACCGCTGAAACTGCTTGAGAATAGCCGGCAGGGAGAATCAACTGCGGCTGAACGATACGCGGATTGTTCGCATTGGTGCGACGCGTACGTGCTGGTTGCGGTGTATTGCGCCTAAAGACGCTCACATTTTCTCCTCGTCGTCGAACGGAACGTATTCATATCTATCAAACACGCGCGGTTACTAGTCCTGTGATCGCGGATAGTGCGAGAACGCA